GACTGAACCAGTCGTAGCGGAAGAGACATGGCAGCAGAAGTACAAAACCCTCAAGGGCATGTACGACGCTGAAGTGCCTCGCTTGCATGCAGACCTGCGTGACCTCAAGGCCCAAGTGGATAACCTCCGCAAAGCCAGCGAGACCAAACCGGTTGAGCCTGCCAAGCCCAAAGCTGCTGAGAAGTTGGTGACTGATGCTGATGTTGAAGCATTTGGTTCGGACTTGATCGAAGTCCAGCGCAAAGTTGCCCGCGAAGTGGCAGCAGAGTTTCGTGGTGAGCTAGACGCCATGCGTGCCGAGAACGAGAAGCTGCGCGAGCAGTTGACCAGTACCGGTACCCAAGTGTCCGAAGCCAGTTTTGAGCAGCGCCTGTACCGTATGGTGCCGGACTTTGAAGCAGTCAATGCCGATCCCAAGTGGATTGCTTGGCTCAACGAAGTTGACCCGCTGCTCCGAGCCCCACGATCCACTGTTGCACAACAAGCGTTCAACCGAGGCGACGCTGAAGGAGTAGCACACTACGTGGCGATGTTCAAAAAGAGCGTTGCGCCAGTAGAGCCCACTGCCGACAAAACCGAAGAGCTTGAGCGTCAAATTCAGCCGAATCGTAGTGCCACAAGCACACCCCCTACCTCTCAAAAAGGTAAGGTCTACACCAACGCAGACATCGAAAAGATGTTCCGCAAGGCGACTGATCTGGGTGTCAAGGGGCGCGTCGACGAGGCAAAGAAACTTGAAGCTGAAATTGATGCAGCGTTCATGGAAGGTCGCGTAACAGCGTAATCCGTGGACAAGGCAACTACCCCAACCTGTTTTATTTAGGAGGCCATCATGGCTGCAGTTTATCCCGTCACCGGCTCTGGTGCATTTGACACCAACCCATCGTACTCCGGCGCTTTCATCCCGACCCTGTGGTCTGGCAAGTTGCTGGCCAAGTTCTACCAGAACACCATGTTGTCTGAAGTCACTAACACTGACTACGAAGGCGAGTTGAAGAACCAAGGCGATACCGTGCGTATCCGTCTGGCTCCTTCGATCAGCATCTCTGACTACACTGTTGGCCAGAACCTGTCCTACGAAGTGCCTACCCCCAGCTTCCAAGACATGCAAGTCAACAAGGGCAAGTACTTCGGCGTGCAAGTCAACGACGTGTTGGCTTACCAGTCCGACATGAACTTGATGAACATGTTCACCGAAGACGCTGCCAAGCAGCTGAAGATCGCCATCGAAAACGAAGTGTTCTTCAACAGCTTCGTGACCGAAGGCCCCGCCGCTGCCAACGAAGGCGCTACTGCTGGTGCTATCTCTGCTGCCTACAACTTGGGCACAGACACCACCCCTGTCGACCAAGCCACTCCTGAGAACGTGCTCAAGGCCATCTTGCGCATGTCCACAGTGCTGGACGAGCAGAACGTGCCTGAAGATGGTCGCTTCTTGATCTTGTCGCCCTATGACCGTCACCTGTTGATGCAATCGAGCATCGCTCAGGCGTACTTCACTGGTGACCAGTCCAGCACCATCCGTACCGGCAAGATCGGTATGTTGGATCGCTTCTCTGTGTACGTGTCGAACCTGCTGCCAAAAGGCGAAGCTGGTAAGGCTCTGGTGGCTGGCTTGTCCGCTACCTCCACAGGCGGCGCTGTGTCCGGTGCTAAGGCACGTCGTACGATGATCGCTGGTACAAAGGCTGCAACGTCTTTCGCCATGACCATCAACAAGACTGAGCCTCTGCGTAACCAGACTGACTTCGGCGACATCGTCCGTGGTCTGGCTGTGTATGGCCGCAAGGTTGTGAAACCTCAAGCCTTGGTTGTCGCTCAGGTTGGCTCTGCCACCTGATCGGTGATACAGTAAAGGGGCTCTTCGGAGCCCCTTTTTACATTTTGGAGTGAAGAATGAACGTACTTGATCTGCTGACCCGCCTCGACGGCGAAATTCTGTCCAACAAAGCCCGTGCCGTGGTTGACAACAAGATTGTCATTTTGGCCCGCATGAACGGCACCGAGTGGGAATACACTGATGAAGGCCAAGAGTTGGCCAACAAGCACTCCAACGAAGTCGTGGCCGAGTCGGAAGCCAAGACCACACGTACTCGCAAGGCAAAAGATGTACCAGCTGAGCCCGTTGCGGTAGAATCGGCTGATGTAGAGCCTGAACTGTGAGGTAGACCATGGCCACCGCAAAAGTTGTAGACCTTATCTCTCGGGCGCAGACGCTGCTCCAAGATACCACATCTGTACGGTGGCCTGTTTTGGAGCTGCAAGGATGGCTCAACGACAGCTATCGTGAGGCTGTCAATCTTCGCCCAGACGCCAACACGGCAACTGGCGAGTTCACCTGCGTCGCAGGAGCTCGACAAGTCGTAACCACCACGTTTGCATCAGCACTTCGCGTCATTGAAGTCGTGCGCAACACTGCTACTTCGTCTGCCAAGGGCGCAGTCCGCTTGGTGAATCGTCGCATGCTCGACGACCAGCGCCGCAACTGGTACGCAGAGACTCAAACTGTAGACATCCAGCATTACATGTTTGACCCACGCCTGCCCAAAGAATTTCTGGTGTACCCCCCAGCTTCGACCTCTGCTCGGCTTGAAGTGGTTTACTCCTCGGTGCCGTTGGCACACACGCTGACAGAGGCTCAGCTGATTAACTCAGCTACGACCGAAGTCATCCGCATTGACGACAGCTACTTCAACGCATTGCTGGACTATGTGCTCTACCGCGCATACAGCAAGGACGCAGAGTACGCAGCCAATGCTCAACGCGCTGTGGCTCACTACCAAGCCTTCCAGACTGCTCTGGGTGCCTCAGCGCAGGCTAACGCTGCATCGCAGCCGGGAGCTGCATAATGGCAAAACTGTGGGCCGACTTTCTTCCACTGCTGGCCCCGCATTTGCCCGGGTGTCCAGACCCCAGCTTAAAGCTGTATCTGGCCTCTACGGCTTCTGATTTCTTCGCCCGCACGTACTTGTGGCGCGAGCAGATTGGCGCTGTGTATGTGGCTCCCAACCAAGTTGACTACGACCTTGACCCTGACACTGGGCTTGTCGAGAACGTCATCTCTGTAGTGTACGGCGAGCACACCCTCACGCGTACCGATTTGCGCTTGATTGGCGCTGAGAAGCTGACCGAGGTTGGCGAGCCACGCGAGTATTGGATTCAGGCCGACAACAGCATCCGCATCTTCCCAATACCGGAGGAGCGCACCACGCTCAAGGTGTACGCTGTACTCAAGCCAAACCGCGCTGGCACAGGCGTAGAAGACTGGATTTACGAGACTTGGGCTGATACGTTGGTCAGCGGCGCAATCGCTCAGCTCGCCATGATCCCCGGCAAAGAATGGTCTGACGTGGCTCTGGCTGGCATGCACAAGGGCTTGTATGAGCGGGCTATCACCAACGCTCGCATTCGTGATTTTCGCGGTGTCCACATGATGGTGCGCCAGCGCCCAGCGGCATAAGGAGCTCACATGGCTGAGAAGATTCGACTCGTGCAGGGCGATACCGCCCCGGCGCTCACAGTAACACTGACAGACACCACGACAGGCGCGGCTATCAACGTGACGGGTGCCACTGTGCGCCTGAAATTCAGAGCTGTTGGCTCTACGACACTGCGCGGAACGCTGACTGGTACTGTTACAAACGGCGCTGGCGGTGTGGTGGTGTTCTTCTGGTCTGACGAACCAACGATCCTTGACGGTGACGCTGGGGATTACGAGGGTGAAATCGAGATCACGTTTGCCAACACCACGATCCAAACTGTCTACGACCTGCTGAAATTCAAGCTCCGTCAGGACTTCTGATGACCAAGGCTACCGTCAGCACTGTCCAACTGGGTGCTGACCTTGGCGTTGTTACGCCTGTAGCCGAGACCAGCGCTGTAAAGATCGGTGCAGCGGTAGTAGCGATAACCCCGCTGGCAGCTACGAGCTACGTGGCCGCAGCAGCCACGCCAAGTTTTGTGGACGCTGGGTTTGCAGTTTCCTATGTTAATGCCGCAGCCATAGCCGTACTGGATGAGCTTGGATTCAACAAGCGATTCAGAGATACCACAACTGCTGTAGACGTTGCTGTACTGGTTTTTGGCAAACCTGCGGTTGACTCTGTCGCCACTGCTGACACAACGCTGCGCACTATAAGCAAACGTCTGGTTGAAACAGTCTCTGCTGCTGACGTCATCAACATCGTCAAAACTACGCTACGCACGTTCACGGAAGTCGCGACCATAACAGAAGTCGTGACGTTGGTGCCCTCCAAGTTGGTACAGGATACTGCGACGACAAGCGACGCCACGAGCCGGGCTGTAGCGAAATTGCTGACTGACGCGTTTGCCATGAATGACGGGGCAGACGTAGAAGATGGCAGTACGTGGATATACGAGAAGTACATCAACAACATCGCTTTTATTGCAGACGCGCAGTTTTTTGACGTGGCTACAATGCTTGCGGACTCGCTGGGTGTCCCGGACGCGCAGGCCATTGAGGTGGCCATGGCACTCGCTGACGCGTTCAGCATGTCTTCAGTTACGCGGGCTAGCTTTAGTAAGGCACTTGCGGATACACTAACGGCTGCAGATGTTACGGTTGTAACGTCCACCAAAATTCTCTCCGACACGGCGGGTACAGCGGATTCAGCAGTACGGTCCACCGGCAAAGCGGTCGCAGATACGTTTGGTTTTACGGAGTCTGGCTCAGTGATCTCACAAGGGTACTGTGACTTGACATATTTTGAAGCAGACTACGTCGGTGAGTACCGCACGTTCGCATAGGAGAATGAGATGATCCAAGAAACAGTCAAAGCCACAGGCGCGTTGCAGATCAAACTGTACGGCCCAGACGGTAAGCTCAAGCAAGAACAGAACGTCAAGAACTTGGTCGTTACGTCCGGCAAGGGCTACATTGCAGGCCGTATGGTTGGCACTCCCACAGCTATGAGCCACATGGCCATCGGCTCTGGTACGGTAAACCCAGACCCCGCTGACAACACTCTGGGTACTGAGCTGGGTCGTGTAGGCCTTACTTCCAGCGGTGCGTCTGGTGCTGTAGTGACTTACGTCGCATCTTTCGGTGCTGGCACTGGCACTGGCGCTGTGACCGAAGCTGGTATCTTCAACGCATCCTCAGCCGGTACATTGCTGTGCCGCACTGAATTTGCTGTCGTGAACAAAGGCGCTAGTGACTCTTTGAGTATTACTTGGACAGTCACAGTAAGCTAATTTGTTTCTGCCGTGGATAGAACAGGAAGGTAAGTATGAGCACCATCGTATTGCGCAGCGTCAAGGGCACACCCTTGACGAACACTGAAGTCGACGCAAACTTCAGCAATCTGAACACAGACAAAATCCAAATTGGTGGCTCTTACTCTACCGGGACTGCGGCTGGGGTTTTGTACCTCAACGGCTCCAAAGTCCTGACCACGGGGACTGCGCTGACGTTTGATGGGACGACACTCGGCTCTACTGCGCTCAACGTCACAGGCAACACAACCCTTGGCGATGCCACAACCGACACTGTGACGGTGAACGGGTATATGGGTGTGGGCACTGGTCCTAACAGCACAATTGCGCTTTACGCTCGTGGATACGCCTTGTCGGGGCCAAATCAAACGGGGGTTTACTCGTACCCAACAGGGACTTCTGCGGCAACTGCCAATATCCGCGCTTTCTCTGCTCAATTGGGCACCGCAGCAGAGGTGTTTACTGTTTCGCAAGCCGCTTCGTTTTTCGCAGCAGACCCAGTAAAAGGCGCTGGCTCTACCATCACCAACCTGCACGGTCTCTACATCGTTGACCAAACCCAAGGCACAAACAACTACGGCATCACCTCCCTTGTCACCAGCGGCACCAACAAGTGGAACATCTATGCCAGCGGCACTGCTGACAACTACTTTGCTGGTGACGTGGGTATTGGGACGAGTACTTCACTTAACGCCTCCGTAAATACTTCTGTATCTACAACCAAAGCTGGTTATTCTGTACATTCGTCTGGTGGTTCTGGAGCAACTACTGGCTTGATGTTTAGCAATACAGGCAGTTACGGGTTTATTGATTATGACCCTAGCAGCAGTTCCGGGGTTAGGTTTTCTGCTTTTGGGCCGTTACGGTTTGGTAGCAACACAAACGCGGCTTACGGCTCCTCCACGTTTACGGAAGCCATGCGCATCACGGGCGGTAACGTGGGTATTGGGACGAGTTCGCCCGCTTATAGGCTGGATGTAGTGGAAAGTGCTGACAGTGAAGTAAGTTTGCGAGTAAGCAACCAAAACACCGGAGCGAATTCGATTGCGTCTCTTTATCTGCAAGGGCAGGGTAATAACTTTTACATCCGCAACTATGGGGATGGAGCAGCTAGCGCCAACCGAACAGACTTTATTTCGACCGCAGGCAGTTCTTACTTTACGTTTTCACCCACCAGCGCCGAAGCCATGCGCATCACGAGCGCAGGCAACGTGGGTATTGGGACGAGTTCGCCTGTTGGCAACCTTGATGTGGCTGGCACTACTCCAACCCTCAACATTCGGGACACACAAAGTAAGGTGTCATGGGCTGCTGGCGATATTGTTGCAACATTGGACTTTTACTCAAACGACACCAGCGGTGTTGGGGCGCAAGCAGTAAGCCGCATTCGCTCTGTTGCTGACACAGCTTCTGCTGCGACCAGTGGAGCGTTGGCTTTCTGGACAGCGGCGGCAGGTGCAGCGGCAACAGAAAAAGTCCGCATAACCAGCGCAGGTAGCATGGGTATCGGGACGACTTCGCCTTCTGCAACGCTGGACGTTGTTGGTGAGACTCTTGTTCAAGGGCGCTTGCAAGTAACAGCGGCTTCGCCTGAATTGTTGCTAACAGTTCCTGCTGGCGGCCTTGACAGCCGAATCTACAACGATGGTAGCGGCAACCTTATCTTCGGCAACGGAACAAACTCGGCAACACCCACCGAACGGATGCGCCTTGACGCCTCCGGCAACGTGGGTATTGGGACGAGTTCGCCACGCTCATTGCTTAACCCAAGCGGCTCTGGCTCTACTGGCGCGGTCTTGACGCTTGAAAACTCCAACACGGCGCTGACGACCGGGAACGTCATCGGTGAAATTGACTTCTACGCCAACGATGCCTCTACCAACGGTACAGGCGCGAAGGCAAAGATTGTCAGCGTGATTGAGAATTCTGCTGGAAATTTGGTTGGCCTGACCTTTGCGACATCAGACAGCACCAGTGCGACAGGCGTAGAACGCATGCGCATTGACTCCTCCGGCAACCTCGGCTTGGGAGTTACTCCGAGTGCTTGGTGGTCGTCTTCAAAAGCAATTCAGGTTGGCTCAAATGGAGCGCCATACTTTAGCTTGTCGCAACAAACAGCAACGACCTGTGATGGTTACTTGATGTGGGGCGCTAGGCTGGTAGGCGACAGGTCTTTTGTTTATCAAACATCGTCTGACCCTGTAGCAGCATACCGTCAAAACGGAGCCGTCCACGCTTGGTTTAACGCCCCCTCCGGCACAGCAGGTAACGCTATCACCTTCACACAGGCGATGACCTTGAACGCCTCCGGCAATCTGGGTATTGGGACGAGTTCTCCTAACGCACGTCTGTCGGTTCGCACCACAGGCGCACAGGTGGATGTTTCTACATCTGCCACTGATGTTTCATTTGAGGCCATTGACAGAGCAGCAACCACTAACCCAGTAGACCTGCGCTTCTATGCGCGTAATGGTACGTTCCAGTGGTACAACAGCTCATACAGTGAGCGTATGCGCCTCGACTCTTCCGGCAACGTGCAAGTCCAAGCTGGTGCAGTGGTCGTCTGGGCACCCGCTCCTGCATCTATCAGCACCACAGCGACTCTGACCAACGCCAACATCCAAGGCCAGATCATCAACACGACTGGCACAAGCTACACCGTGACGATGCCTCTGGGCACCACGATGGAGACTCTGGTTCCTTGGGCTACGACCAACTTGGGTTATGACTTCACCGTCATCAACACTGCCTCTGGAACAATCACGATGGCTGTCAACACTGGCGTAACATCGCTGGGCGCTCTGACAATCGCCACTGGCACATCGGCCCAGTTCCGCATCCGCCGCACTGCTGCAAACACTTTCATCCTGTACCGCATGAGTTAATCGAAAGGAAATATCATGACAATCGCATACAACTGGGTAATCACCCAAACCAACTACGAAGTCTCCAACGGCTTCATCACCACGGCACACTGGACTTGCACAGCCGTTGATGGAGACTACTCGGCCTCCGCCTATTCGACCTGCTCATGGGCTGATGGCTCCCCCACCATCCCTTACGCTGATGTCACCGAGGCCGAAGTCTTGGGTTGGTGCTGGACATCTGGTGTGGAC